GGTCATTTTTCTCTGGCGCGGAACTCCTGGCATGGAGGTTAGTCCTCTATTGCAGCATTCGATCGCTGAGGCTATTCGTGACGCGTATGTTGATTTGACTCCAAGTTACAGTACTCAATATGGCTGGATCACTGATGAATTCCACTTCCCTGATGTGATTAAGGTTGGTAAGGCATATGCTTGCACTCGCTGTTGCGGTGTTCTGCATTATGGATCCCACTACGGCAAGCTTCCATTCCCACATCACAAGTGTCGTAATACTTATCACGTCGATGACTCTCCTTTGCTCACTCTGGTACGCATTTCTCGCACTACGAGACACTTATACGATGCTTTCATCGCTGCCTTCGAGACAGCCTTGAAGACTACAATTAAGGAGGATAACAATAATGCTCAAGCCGAGGGCAAGGACTTTTGGACTGAAATTCAGAATGCTCCATTACCTTCCAATTGGTTGAATCCAGATCTACCAGTTCAATCCCATGATTTGATCCTAAAAGTTGATAACGAACTGACTAGCGCTAAGGTTGATGTGTGTGACTTCTGGATGCGCCCATTCGCAGTGCATAAAATTGGGGATGATACTGTTCCAGCAAGAATTTATCTGAAAAAGTTAATAGAAGCGACGGTGGATCGCATGAAACAGACTCACATTTATATTGGAATACTGCTTCCTTGTCTTTACAAACCCCCGAAACGTGCACCGATGACAATTACGGCTTATGATTTGGCGATGCGTACATTGTGCCGCGGACCATATGATTTTAGCGCGACTACTTATAAATTTAATGAGAAAGATACTCCAAATTGGGTCGGTCACGCGGGAGCGACACAAACAGTTTTTAACGCTGCTTCAATGTGGATTCCACCGTTAGCAGGAAATGTGCTAATGTTCATGGAGAGCTTGGCAGAGCAAGCGAGTTTACCGCATCCTGTGTTGCCATATAAACAAATGATGAAGCCATTTGTAACGTTCTTACATGCAGTTTATAAGGGATGGCCAAAGGATAAAATTCAGGTTGCTTGCCCACGTGGGATTCACGAACATCAAGCTACATTTAACGCGCAATCCCATTGGTTTCTTTTCAGTCGAGAGCGAAAAGAGTGTGAGACGTCGCAACGGATTCAACCGGATATCAAAGTGCGACCCGCTAATAATGGCGCATACCATTATAATGTAACTAAGGTGAAAGCTCAGCCCGATAGAGAGTAAGAGAGGTGCTGCCACCCAGCCATCACACGGTCTCTGACTAGGAGTTGCTCGTAACATCTTCATC